GCGTAACAGTAAGGGAGGTAACTTACACGTTCCTGATTACAATGCCACGTTTGACCAAACCGATAATTCATTATTGGTATATCCAGCTTGGCGTAATAGGCATGGAGTTACACCGATTATCCCAACACATCAGGGAGGCTATCGAAACTCTCACGTTTGGTACGCGCTTGACTCTTTCCATAATCTAGAAAAATAGTGAAAAAGAAAGCAAATCAAAATGAAAAGGAATATAGAACGCTAAGAATTGCAGCGTTAATTGGTAAAGGTGCGACAAGGTCAGATTTACTCAGATATACCGCAAATGAGTGGGGACTGAAGGAGAGGCAGTCAGACCAGTATATCCAAGACGCTAGAATGGTTCTCAAGAAAGATTTTGACATTGATAGAAGGCAGTTTACCGCAGAGATTTTATCTCAGCTTTCATCACTGCAAAAAGAAGCTAGAAACGATAAGAATTTGAATGTTGCATTAGGCTGTATTAACTCTATGGCTAAGATTGCACAGATCACAACATGAGCATATTAACCAGAGAAGGATCAGTATTAGATATTGCAGGTAGTAGCGGAGTTTCGATTGATATAGAACAATTATTAGCAAATATTAGAAATGATCTTCATGAACCACAAAGAGAGTTTTTTGATAACAGCAATACTGAAATACTAGGTCTATCAGCTGGTTATGGCGCTGGAAAAACTAGAGCGCTTTGTGCAGTATGTGTAAAACTAGCGGCACTTAATGTAGGTTTTACAGGTGCAGTTATGGAGCCTACAGGCTCATTGATTCGAGACATCTGGCAAAATGACTTTGAACAGTTCTTAGAACACTATGAAATACCTTACTCTTACAGGGCTAGTCCATTACCAGAGTACATATTGCATTTACCTGATGGCGATACAAAAATACTATGTAGAAGTTTTGAGAACTGGTCTAGGATAATCGGTCTAAATTTGGCTTTCGTGTTGGCAGACGAAATAGATACAGTGGCACCATCGGTGTGTGATAGGGCATTTCCAAAGATTCTAGGTAGATTAAGGTCTGGTAATGTCAGGCAGTTTTGCGCAGCAAGTACACCAGAGGGTTTTAGATGGATGTGGAATACCTTTGGTTCAGAGGCAGCACAGGAAAGAACAGACCGAAAGCTTATAAGAATGAGGACACAAGACAACCCACACTTACCAGAAGATTTTATAGAAAGAATGCAAGCAAACTACGACCCTAGTATGCTGCAAGCTTACCTTAACGGAGAGTTTACCAACCTCACAACTGGGCAGGTATATGACAGATTCGTAAGAGAAGATAACATTGTAGATACTATTCCAAGTATTCAGATGGAGCCATTAAGGATAGGGGTAGACTTTAATATTGGAAATATGAGTGCGGTTATAGGAATTAAATTAGGCGAAAAATTGTTAATAAT